ATTCCGCCGGATAAAAGATAATCCAAAACTTTCTGTCTATGGTGTGCGTTCATTACTGCAATCCTTCGGGTTAAACTCAAACCCACATTTCGGGCATAGGATGGTTTTCTCTCTTTTGGGTTTTTCTTCTTTTGAAGGCGGTAGATACTTATGGACGATATTTCGCCAGATAGTATTCTTTCCTTCCGGTAGTTTATCGAGGTCAGGAAACTTCTGGGCGAATTGTACGGCATAGAAGATACTCGACCGCTTCCTGCCTATACCATGTCCAACAAGTTGGACTAACTCCTCCATAGTCTTAAATCGCTTCCTGTCCTCTAAAATCCTCAAGCCTAATAGGTGATACCCCTCTATACGGGCCCAGCGTGAGGTAAAGCTATGCTCAACGTCTATATCCTTACAATCCTCGATTAACTGTTCATTTTTAGCTTCTTCGTTCATATTTCACCTCGTTCTAAAGCTTTTAGTCCTTCCTTGTTCAGTAACTCCTCAATCGGCTTTTCTTTCATTGTAAGGCATTTATAGGCACTTGCGTAAATATCCCGTAGCCAGGGCAGCATTTCGCCAAGATCGTGCAACCTTGCCTTGATTTCCACGCAGATTTGGCCTAATTCGGCAAGGTCTCGGGCCCCCATAAGCTCATCTGCGAATTTTGTGGCAAGGTCGCACGGATCGTTTTTCATTAGAATGGAGCCGTTTCTGGATCTATCGGCGGTTCTTCATCCTTGCCAATATCAATCACCGGCAAAGGATCTATCTGGCTGACTTTCTTGCCTATCGCTTCAATGCTTTCGAGGTTCTGAAAATCGCCATTATCTTTCCATACAGTTTTTACCGCCATACTATTTAGAATATCCAACTCTATATCCATATCCGGCACGGCGTTCTCTACTAAAGCGACAAGGTATTTCTTATACAGATTTGCCTTTTCGCCTACATTGAATTTCATCCATCGTGAATAGTGAGCGTGCTCGCACCCATCCAGTTTGAATTTGAATCTGATCGCCAAACCAGTCGTATCCTCATCACCTTCTTTGAAGGCCTTGAAGGTGTGTTTTTCGTCATACTGCACCTTCTCGATAATACCTATTACCGGCACTCCTACTGGGACACGTTCATATTCTTTGCGAGGCGGCCTCATCTACTTACCCTCCTTTTTCAGGTTAAACTTCTTATGGCAGAACGGACATTCCACCATCGCTTTTAACATCTCCGCAAGTCTTTCTTTTTCTTTCTGTTCGGCTCTTGCCTTCGCTTCCAGCCTATCCTTTTCAGCATTAGCCTTTATGCGTTCAGCCTGGGCCTTTTCTTCGGCTACCTTCTTGGCTTTCTCGACCTTCGCCCGTTCAAGAGCCAACGCTTCATCTCTTTTGTGCCGTTCAGCCTGAGCCATATCCTCTATCTTCTGCCTTTCAGCTTCGGCTTTCGCTCGTTCTTTGGCAAGTTTCAGGTCGGCGGCCTTGCGTTCGGCAGTAGCTTTCTTTTCTCGTTCTACGGCTTCGGCACGGAGCTTCTCGTTCTCGATATGAGCCTTTGCCAGCGCCTCCGCATCGGCTTTCTCTTTGGCTATTCTCTCAGCCTCAATCCGTTGCTCTATCTCAATCCGCATAGCTTCTTCTTTCTTTTCCTGTTGTATCTCGACAAACCGTTCCTGCGACTCAAGATATTCCTCGATAGGCACAATTAACGCTTTCAGGACATTAGCTATGCCGTCGATCGCCTTACCTTCTCTTAAAGCCTGTTCTTTTAATTCCTTCCGGGCCTTCTCAACAGCGACACGCTTTTCTTTAAGGAATAAACGGCCGGTCCGGGCCATCTCCATCTCGGCCTTCTGTTCAGGCTTCGTTACTACTATGTTCCTTGCCTTTACCGACCACTCGTCTGCCATAGCAAAGTATTCTGTAAATTTATCCAGAATAAACTTCGCCTTAGTCGGTTCAAGTTTCGATTCCTCTACAATAACTTCTAACTGATTCTTTTTCTCCATTAGATTCTCCTTAATCGTTCTGTTACCTCATCAAGTTCTTTGACGAAGATTTCAAGTTCTATCCGCAGAGCCTTTTGAAACTTCTCATCAGGCTTAACACTTATGAGTAATGGCGCAAGGCCCGGAAAGTATGAGAAAAAGTCAACATACTTCCTGCCTGTTACAAGAAGCTGTCCTTGCACTTGGCAGTAATAGTCTATCGGGAGGCCACCTGCGAATAAGTATCCGACATGAACAGGAGCTGTCGGACACTTAATCTCAAGCGCACCGTCATCACCAATAAGGCCGTCCGGACTACAGCCATATAACTTCTTCTTGTCCGGATAGCATACCCCGACGACTTCAACAGTATTGCCTGTGACGAGTTCATACATCGCCCTGGCTTCAGCTTCCATCTCGATTCCGCGCTTCATTGCGTCGTTTTGATACTTGTCCTCAGAAACACCTGTTATCCTTTCGGCGGCTAAAGAATACAGGTATTTCTGTTTCTGCTTCGATGGCGTGCCAGACGTGGTGATAATCATATCGAAAGCACTCGCTGTCGGTATGCCTCCTCGAGCCGCGCGCCACTCCTTCGTGCCTTGAACCGCGCTATCGATTATCATTTTTTCGCTTTCTTGGCGATCAAGGCAAGTTTCGCTTTGGCGAAGTCCGCTTTCGGTAACTTCGTCAGATCCTCGACCTTTAGATAATCCATGAACTTAGGCATATCAGCCTTACAATCTATCGCCAAATCGGTCAGTTCGCTTCTCTCCTTGTCGGTTATATATTCAACTACCTCTGCGGCCTGCCCGTCATCGTCCTGACCGCCAGTCGCAAGCCCCAGAGCGGCAAGCGTTCCGTATCTCTCTAAATACGAAGCTGTGCTACCGATAGCTTGAAGTGAATTCTTCCCGCCGCTATCATCTGCCGGGCCAGTTAAGGAGAATTCTTCCCTATGTCCGAGCGCATGAGTAACCATTGTCGTTATGGTGATGTTGCCCGAAGTCTGTAGTGGCTTCCATGATATGGATAGCCCGTACTTGCTCAGGAGAGGCGTAACCGTGCTGATGACGTTAGCCAGGCTTGCATGATTGTACTTAACGCGCCCACCTGTCTTTGTGGCATAGTCGACCTTAGCGTCTTTCAATATCTCAATAGCTTCGGTTTTGAATTGCGCCATCGCTACATGGTAGGCTTTCCGGGCCTCATTCGCTTCCCATTTCTCCTGTAACAGCATGAGCTTCTCGATCTGCTCGAGGTTTGCACCTTTTGCTATTGCTTCACTTATTACATCTTGTGGCATCCTAACAACAATATCTTTCTTAACTTCTTTAACTATTGCTACATCTTTTTCAACTACTTCTTTATTTTTCATTTTATCTCCTTATTCGCGGTTTCAATAAAACTCTCGGATTTATCTCCAAGAACGGACACTCACTTATTAAGCAAACTCGATTCGCTTTACCCATCACCACCTTTCTTTCGCATTTTTTCGGATTACTACATGTATAACGCATTTATCCTCTATCATCCGGATGGCGTTGTTCATCGAGCCTGTCATCCTGAAGTTTATCGTAACAAGCCTCACAATAATCCCCATCCGCCGCTTCGTCTGAGGTTAATACACGACCGCATTCCTCGCATTTTTTGATACACATAGTATCTATCTCCTTAACTATCTTTTTACAGGCGACTTGTGTTTTCATGCAAGAGAGGATAAATTCGCCGAGTTTTTTATCGGATATGGTTTTCATATAACCTCCACCTTTATTTGTAATATCCCACGATCCAATTTTCCACCATCCAAAACCTTAAAGGCCCTGGCTGATAAGTCAAGTCTTCGTCCGGCACGGTAAAGGCGTCTTGCAGGCCCACGGTCGCAAACCTCTGCCAAAATACTCTTACCAGAAGTAACAGAAGTGATCCGTAAGTAAGTATGCAGAGGGTAATCCCAACTCGCAGCAACCAATTCAGTATTAAGGTCATGAAACCTCCCATCGGCGCACGGCCGGTTATGAGTTTCTACATTGCTATACCACGACGTTTCCGTAACAAATGACTCTGCGAACGCCGAAGAAGCAGTCAACAGGATCGCCAGTATAACTTTATACATTATCGGCCTTCCGCGTTCCCCATCCGGCCTTCCAATTCCTCGCTTGTTAATAATCTTCCTAAGTCTTTCATTTCACCCCTCCCATCCCATAGTTTCGTCTATAAAGTTTAATTTGCTGTGAAGTTTCTGC